ACCGACGCAATGGCGGCAAGGATGGCGCCCCGGAGCTGCTCGTTCATTGGACCAGGCCTTCCACAAACTCCTGATCGGCCTCAGTCAGGCCTTCCATGAGGGAGTGCAGGGGGCTGCCCTGGGCAACGACCCCGGTGATGTTGTTTTTGGCCAGCCAGTCTACGGCTGTCCTGAGGTCTGCGGTGGAACAAGCAGCGCCCTTGTTGATTCGGTTGGTGAGCTCAGTGGTGAGGAGCCCATGAAGAACGTTAAAGTCCTTTTCGGTGGCCTTTGCCATGGTTCAGATTACGTCGAGGGTCTTGCGATAGAGTGCCTCCCGCTCACGGAGACCGTTGGAGCCGCCATTGACCACCAGGGTGACGTTCTTGACGGTGGATCCAGCGTCGCAGAGGGCAATGAGCTTGCCTACCTCCTTCCACCACCAGGCTGCCGAGGTCACTGGGTACGTCTCGGCAACGTACGGGCAGCCCAGTTGGAGGATTTTGGGGGCATTCAGGGCCTTGGCAAGGCGGGCGTAGTTGTCTCGACCCGTCACCTGGAGGTAGCCAGCCCCTTTGAACTTGACACCGTCCCCAGGTTGGACGTTTCCGAGGTCTGTACGTCCCTCATAGGCCGTCCCGGAGGCCAGCTCCTCCATCCAGCGGCCTCCGCCACTCTCGTGAGCGGTCTGGGCCAGGAAGTGACGCACGTTGGCCTTGGAGGTGATGCCAAACTTGGTCATCCCGGCATTTAGCTCGGAGATCTCCGAGGGTCTGATCTGATCAGGCCGGCATCCCCAGATGTGAGCAAGGGTTGCAGCTGAGATTGGCAGCGGAGACTCAGCTTTAGGTGCATCGGGGGCTTTATCAGCCTCGACCAGCTCGAAGGTGGTATAGAACCCAGGACCAATGGAAGGGCTGGCCCACCTGGGCAGAAAGTTCTTCCAGCTGTAGCGGACGGCCTTGCCTCCTGAGCCGATCTGGGCGTAGCCGCCGTTGACGTTGTCCAGCTCCCCGTAGGGATCGTGGAAGATGCCGTGGGTTTCGGTGGCTCCGATCAGAAGGACCCAGTGGCCCCCTCCACGGGGGGCTGTGACAGGTCCGTGGTGTAGGAAGCCCACACCTACCGGACCCCTCTGTAAGGCCTCCAGCAGGGCTGTGAAGGTACCGTTGGTGTAGTTTGTGGCCTTGACCCCGTATTCGAGGCAGGCCTTCTCGTGGGGGGCTGGGTAGATGGTGTCGCCGTACTTCAGGACCGTCTTCAGGTAGAAATCGTCGGCGTTAGCACCCTTGAGGGATTCGGGTCGCAGAAACTTGATGGCCATCGCGCAGGTGCTGGCGCGGCACATCCGGCTTCCGTGGCGGGTGACTGAATCCCCCTGGAGAAAGTATTGAGGCACCTTCCAGAGGATGTCAGTCATCGCAGACCCTGACGATCGAAGGTCTTCTTGATGGCTTCCAGCTCAGCCTTCAACTGGGCCACGGCCTCATCTTCCCTACGGAAGGGTTTGGCCAGGGAGAGCAGGCGCAGAAGGCCCTGGGTGATGCCGTTGAACTTCTTGAATCGCCCGCCTAGGAATGGGAGGATTTCCCCAACAGCGAATGCAATCAGGAGAACCAGACCCGTACCGTCGGTGGGCAGGGGGATGCTGACGGTTTGGACAGGAGTGTCGGAAGGGACGCCGACGAGAGATTTAAGGGACATGAGTTAGCAGGAAACAGAGGATGGTTAGACGTCTTTGGCGCCTTCAAACTCAGGCAGAGTCTTGAATAGCCACAGCTGTTTTAGACGATTGCTGGAATCATAATGTCATTACGGGTGGTGCCAGTGTTAAGACACTCAAAGCTCCATTGGAACGCAGATGAGATTTGCGTAGCTGGTGTAACGCCTGCAAACGTTATTGCTACTGTGGCGCTAGTGTTAGTATAACCAGAGGCAAGTGTGGCACTTACTCCACCAACTAATGAAGTTGAGCTAATGGTGGTAATGCTGACATCAATAACACCAACTCCAACGGATTGAAAAACTAAACGGTAGATGCCAGTATGACTATTAGGAAAGCCGCCAGCTTCTATCGCATAAAGGTTCGTTGTCAGAATGCCCGTGAGCATGTTAAGGTTGGTGAGTGCTCCGTCAGTTACCAGTTTGGTAATTCCTATCAAGTTCCTTGTAAGGTTTGGACACGGAATTACTGGTGACACGATGTTGTACGCAGACCTAGTGGCAGTCAGGTAGATAGTGCTGTCCTTGCTGCCCAACATCTTTGTAGGGTCAGCGATGGAGTTATTAATGCCAGTGACAAGCATCTTTGCGGGGCCGTCACTTGGCACCTCTCCCCACCTGTTGCCACCAAACTCAACTACGCCATCACTTGTAAAGGTGTAGGGCTGCCAACCAGGGCCTCCACCTGATCCGGTGAAGTGGTTACCCTCAAATCTGACAGAGTTGAAGGAGCCCGTTTCCTGGAGCAGGATTCTATTAGTTGCCTCAAAGTAGCAACCAGTAAAGTTTAGGGCTTTGGCTTGGAAAACCTTGATTGTAGGCTTACCAGCCACGCCACCACCCTCGAACCTACAGCTGATGAAGTTGTTTACTTCCGAAATGTAAAGATCAACACAGGCTTCGGTATTGACGAGGAATCCACAATTTACGAACGTGTTCGCATTGGATGTAAACGCAGGAACCCTTAACCCATACTTGCTAGTGCTGAAGTTGACGTTAGTAAATGTACTTGTTTGCAGCAGCTTGTTGCAATAGAAACTAGCTTCGGTGTGGCTAAAAAATTCGACATTTTGAAACCTAAGGCCCGCTACCTCTGCGGTTACATCAATCTTAACCCCGTAGGTGCCGTACAGAAACGACAAGTCTTCAATCGCTGCAAAGAGTAAAGCGTCAGGGTATTTGTTGACCACATGTGGCACATTAAGCGGCGCACCCTGGTTGGTGATCCAGCAGCCTTCCTTCGTTTCTCCGCGGAGGGTAACGAAACTTGGCAGCTGTAGAGATGCGCTGATTCGATACAAGCCACGGGGAAAGAGAACAACTCCCCGATAGGCGGCTTCTGCTGCATTGATACATGCTTGGATGGCGGCGGTGTCATCGGTACTGTTGTCGCCTTTGGCCCCAAAGTCTTTGACGTTGAAAATGTCCTTAAGTTTGGAATCAATGGTCCTGGTAACCGCACCTGTGCCACTTTGGGTGAAGGCTAGCTTGGTGGCATTGATATTAGCAGCAGCATTTACTTCTTCATCAGTAATGGTGCCATTCGGTATCTGACCAGCAACAGCGTTGGCTACATTCTCATTAGTTTCTTGGTTGTAGTACAGGCTCTGCCGGAAGTTGTTGTTGAGTCCAGGAATTGGAAGAGGACCCCCAGCTTGGAACACCGCAACAAGGGCGTCCCCTGGAGTTTCCCGGAAGATTCGCACCACAGCCCCGTTTGCAGGGGCCGTGGTGAATCGCAGAATACTGGAGCTGAAGAAGGTGAAGGCTGTTGTCAGCGCACCGTTAATCGAGGCCTTGATGTGGGCCCGGGCGATATACGGAAAGGTGAACGTGAAGTCCACCTGGGTTCCGTTTCCTGTGGCTGTAGCTGGGCTGTAGGGGTTAATTGTCATCGTTGAGTGCCTCAAGTGCTTTGAAGGTCTGGGTGGCCGCGTTGATGTCGCCTCGGCCGGCCTCGGCTTTGCGCCTGATTACCAGGTCGTTTCTCGTTCTCCACTTCTCGGACGAGTTGAGCATCATGGCTCGGGCCTCCTTCTTGACGTCGGAGATCTCATCGTTAATCAGGTCGCTGTGTTCTGACTCTTCAGCCTTGAGACCCACAGTGCGGGCTTTGTAGCTCGATAGGGCCTGCTGGTATCGGGGAGAATCGAATAGCTCCTTTAGCCGTGGAGCCAGTTTGGCTGCATATAGGGCCTTAGCGAAGGCGGCCCGCTCATCTGCTGCAATCTCCTCACCCTGGTCGAACTTGGTGGTGAGGGTGCTGGAATCCCAGTTGGCTTCAGTCAGCCCTGCTGCAACCTCCTGACCTATGGCCTCATCGGTGCCTTCCGGGAAGTCCTTGTCGTAGATCCTGAATGGGGAGATGGCATTATACCAACCACCCGACAGGGAGGTAAATGGTTTGTTGGTGAAGGGGTCAATTTTGGTAGGGGAGTTTAGAGCATAGCCAGGCACTGCCACAGCCAGCATCTTGTTGAGTTCGCCATCAATCTCCCGTAGGTAGGGATTCAGGGTATTTGACATGGCTCGACGAGCACCAGCCATAGGCAGCAGGTTGTTTGCTGTCGACACCAGGCCTCGAGTAAGTGGTTTACCTGAGGTATAGGTCTTAGGATCAAGAAAGCCGGCGACAACAGTGAGGCCACTTAGGTAGCTTTTGTCGACTACAGAAACAGCAAAGGCGAACAGCAGCTGCTGGCCTATGCGCTCGGCGGCGTCCTGGTAACCCATGCGGGCCAGTAGGGCAACGTCGGCACCTAAGGCCATAAAGTTGTTGATGGGCTCGATTGTCTCATAGGAGACCCATCTACCCATCACCTTTACTGCTTTGGCAGGACCTTCTTGCAGCCACAGCTCGCGGGCCGGACCTGGCGGTGGGCCATTGCCTCGGATGTTCCCTTGAAGGGCTCCCAAGGCTATGGCGCCGAAGACCGTGGCACCAATGGCTTGCCGACCCTGCATAATGGACTTGGCTACTGGGTCAAAACCAGGGTCACCTGGCATCGAACTGAGCACGGCTCGAGCTCTGGAGCTCGCCAAGTTGAGTAGCGGGAAATGCTGGGCACTGTAGACCATGAGGTTGTAGGGCGTCCGCACGAATGGCATTGCCAGACGTAGGATAGGGGCTTCTTCTAAAAGGTTAGAGAGGCGGTTGATGAAGCCACCAGGGTTATCCTGGAAGGTACTAGCATCAGTCCAGTCCAGCAAGGCTTCGTCCTTGATCTGTAGATCGTCGTGGAAGCTGGAGGTGAACTTTTGGGTGTAGATATCGGCATAGCGAGCGTCCAGCTCCTTTGGTGAAAGGCCGGCACTATGGGCCGCATAGGCGGAATCCATGGCAATCTTCATCCGACTGTTGATGATCTTGAAGAAGTCATCTGCAGCCGTTAGGGCACGACTGGACCAGTTGAAGAGTGAGTTGTTGCGGACCCTATACAGGGTATCTACTACCCCCAGTGCGGCGTTCTCAGCCACAGCCCTGGAGTAGGCTTTGGGATCCATCCCCGGCTTGATTTCACCGGTGGTGAGTCGGATGGCTTCGAGCTTAGCTAGAGCATCTGCCTCTTGGAGGACAAAGCGTCGGTTGACCTGCAAGGGTTCGCCAGTTTGAAAGGAGATTCTCATCACCTCAAAGGCGTCACTGAGGGATTCAGAAAGACCCCGATAGGCAGCAACAGCAGCATAACGTGCGGCTGCATCATTCCTAAACACACCCGCAAGGCCCAGGCTCAGGGGTTTTTCGACTGTCGAGTAGAAGTTACCAGTGGCATTTCTTAGCTGAGTGATAGGTCCCGAGAGGATCGAATTATAGATGTTGTCCATCGCTAACTGAGCGCCGACTCGGGTGAGGAGGGTAAACTGACGGACGGTGCCGCCTGGGTCTCCACCATTGAGCACCAGCACCTTGACCAAGGCCTGAAGTTTTTCCTGAGCGGCGGCATCTTGGCCTGCACGGGATAGCTTCTTGACGTCCGTGGCCCAATCCTTGAGGAACTTGGTTTGCTGTGCCTTTGCAGCACTAGGGGTCATGTCAGGGGCCACTTTGCCAGTTTGGCCTCCAATGATTTCCCGGAACATGCGGAGGCTGTAGCCGCTGGCTGCACCCGTAAGTTTGTGAAGCTCCGAGATGGCGACCAGGCGATCCACCAAGCGATCCATCTGGTTCCCTGGGTTGCGGCCGGCGGTATAGAGCTCGTCAATGCTCTGGGCTAGTTGGTAGATCTGGTTGGCCGTGTCCGTGATGATGGTCTTGGCGGCCACGATCCCCTGGGCATTCAGCAGCTCCTTGGAGTTGCCATCCTCCGTCACGGTCTTGGTGAACTTTTGCTCCCGCAGGGTTTGGATCAGGTCGTCGCCACTGGCTACGGCGTCCCCTGCAGAAGCATTAGCC